GCGGGTTTCGCGTCTTAGGCCCCGCCGCGAGGCGGGTGAGTCAAGTATATAATTCCCTTTAAAAACGCCCTCGCCGCCGGCGCCGACCCAGCGCGGCTTGAGCTCGGTGAGTTTCATTGCGGTGGCAGCCACTTCTCGATCAACGGCTGATCGGCCGCCCGGTTCCGGCAGCTGACCGGAACCTCGTACCCGAGGACGAGTACGCTCACGGTCTCGCTCTCGGTGCTATCGCACTCCGAGGCGAGACGGTACAACTCGGCCCAGCTCTTCAGCCACGAGAGCCGCGCGAGACAGTCGACTGGGAACTCGGACCCCGGCCCGTTGATCCGCTCGAGGAACTCGCGCGCACCGGTGCTGCAACCCTCCTGCACGCGCTCTCTCATGTAGACGTTGCGTGTGAGAGCCTGCATCTGCTGCCGGGGATTTACTTGAGCTGCAGCGACACACGGCAGCATCAGCAACGCGACCGTAACGAGTAGCGACCTCATCGTTGCGCCTCCAGGCGGCGGACTGCCGCCTCCAATCCGTCGATGCGAACACGCTGCTGCTCGATGAGACCGCGCGTGACCTCCTCGCGCGTCTCGAGGACCTCGCGCGGCACAGTGTTCTGCGCCGTGACCTGATCGCGCCACTCCTGCAGGCGGATCACGTTGTTACTCACGTCCTGTACGGTGTCGAGCGCGCCGCCGAGGAAGTAGCCGATGATCGACACGCTGATCGCGAGGACGATGCAGAACCCTTTGACGATCAGTCCTTCGGTCACGGCGGTAGACTTACCCAACGCTTCCGTCATCTATTCCTCCTTGTTGCTCGGCGTCGATGACTCACGGTTTCTCTGAAACCAAAAAAACATCACGATGCCCAGTGTCTGCGTGACGCCGCCGCTGATGCTCGAGAAAGCGTCGCGGAGCTCGTCGGGGACCATGATCCGGCCGGTCGCGTACAACCAGAATACGAAGAAGTAGCCGACGACGAACATCACCGACAGCAGGAGCTGCGCGATGATCGTCACTTTGGCGTTGAAGCCCACTCAGATCTCTCCTTCTGCAATGGCAACCAGGTGCCGTGTGTAGTCGATGCCCACGATCCCGGCGTTACTCCAGTGCGGGTCGTGCACCAGGTAGCCGCCGCTGTAGATGACGTGACGGCGTGACTGATTCCGCTCGCCCGCGGGCTCGGCCCGCTCGCGATGTAGAACTCGGGCATGGCCGCGACGTCGTGACCACCCGTTCGCACACAGCGGAGCCGGTGCATGCGGGCGAGATACTCGTTTACACGCGCGGCCCAGTCAGACCGACCGAACATCTGATCGAAAGGCGGCACCATCCAGAGAGGCAGCTCGAGCAGCGATGCGAAGCACGCTGCCAAGCAGTTGCCGTTACCGATCCCGTCGTCCGCGTACAGGCGATCCTGCTTGACAGGGATCATCGCTTGCCCCACGAGAAGCGCCCGCGCACGGCGAGCGCGTCGTAGTGCGTCTCGGTGTGGTCCCACGCGTGGCTCATGTGCCGCCACCCGCACTCGAACACGAGATTCGGTAGGGGCTTCGCGCACCGGCGCCCGAGGAAGTGGTTGTAGACCGGATTGCTCCCGCCGCAGCTCCAAAGGAACCCGGCCGTCGGCTGATAGGCTGGTCCGTCCTGCCCGCCGATGCGCACGAGCTGCGAATAGAAGTCCGCGTGTCCGAGCGGCGCGACTTTGTGGCAGTCGGCCGACATAATCCGGGACGCCGCGACCTTGTAGCCGAACTCCCACTCGAACATCCAAGGACCGTCGGCAAAGGCTGGGAACGGCAGCAGGCACATGGCCGCCGCCACGAGGCGTGATAGCATCGGGACCTCTTACGTGCGGGATGAAAACAAATGAACAAGCTGCACGGTTGGTTCAACACAGCCCTGCTGTTCGTGTGCGCAATCGCTCTGGTCGGACTCTGGCTCCTTCAGGCTCGAGACTTCGGCGTGCAATGCCTCGATGAAGATCACCCGGCGCTCGAGCACCTGACGATCGACCGGCCCGGGTACTGCCTGGCCGTCGCGCCGGCGCACCTCGATCGCGACTAAATCCGCTTGAGCGCTTTGCGGTGCTCCGCGATCTGATCCTCGATTGCGCGGAGTTTGGCTCGCGCCTGAGGATTGTTGGGATCGAGGGTTAGGTCGCGCAATGGGCGCTGCTGGCGACGCTCTAACTCCGCGATGACGCGTCGAGCCTTGATCTCTTGCTCGCCCTGGCTGAGTGCTCGAGCTTCCGTTCGATCAACGACCTCTTCAGTCTCTGGGTTGATCTGGTATCGGTCTCTGTCGATCGGGCCCAGAATTGCAGTGAAACCAGGAGGCGCATTCGCTTCGGCGATTTCGCGCGTTGGTGCAGAGATCACGCGGCTAGAGACTTCGCCGCGCGCATCGTAGAAGCTCCACTTCATCTCTTGATCAACACAGCTTGGAGCATGACGTTGCCGAGCCCTACGATGGTTTCTAGGTTGCCGCCGCCTATGTCGACGATCGAATAACTGCCCTGAAAAGTAGATGTGATCACGACGACATAGTTGCCATCAGCCGGAGCCGGGATGCTCGTAATAGTCAACAAGTCGGCATCTGTTCCGGAGTCGTAGTCCACTCGCAGTCCGACTGTTACCGAGAAACCAGCGGCAAGGTCGAAGTCATCAGTGATCGCCTGAACGATCGTAGTATCTAGCGAAATCTCCTGCGGGTCGCCATACGTACGCGAACTGTTCTGCTCGATGAAGAGCCTGACGTCAGGGGTTCCGGCATTGATCTCGCTATCGACGATCGCGCTGTCAAATGTTGAGTAGACCGCAGTCGCGGAGTCGGGTACGAGGTCCGGCGTGTCCCCCGGCGCACGAACCCCCGGCAGGAGATCAACGCGGCTCCCCACTTCTGTAAGGGAAAGCCAGTAAACCCAATAGCTAACGGTGCTCGCTGCGTTCCAATTGGCGAACGCGAACGTCACGAACTTCGTACCGGCAGTCGGCGTGTAGGTGTAGGTCTCCCGTACCGCCGTCGCTCCTGGCATGGGACCATCTGCGACGATGTCGACGCGCGTGGTGTACTGCTGAGCAACCGCTTCAGAGGTCCCGGATGGATCACCTACGTGCGTTTTGCCGTTGGGCAACGTCGTGCCGCTGTATTCGTACGCGATCAAATACAGACCGTCGGCGCTCGAGCCCGACGACTGATGCATGATCGCGAGCTTGTATTCGACGTCATCCCAAACCGGGATGGCGGGCAGGCCGTAGGCTACGGTTGCATCCGGCGTCCCGACGATCTGCAGCGCGTTGTCCGACAACGACAGTTGCGATCTGTCGGCGATCCCCTGGACGGCGCGCACTCCCGCCGGCTTCCCGTGCGAGTCCGTTATCCAGCCGATGCCAACAGGCTCGATGAACCGCGATGTCATTCCGTGAAGTGGTGATGCTCGACTCGGACTGGTGTTGCTCGCGTGCGGGTCACCCAGTGCGATGGTGTCGTCGTAAATCGACTCGTCTTCCTGCTGCAGCGTGAGGATCGAAACACCTGTCATTGCATCGAGCTCGCGGTTGACGACACGCACGAGCTGGTTGTCGCCGCCGGTCTCTGGGATGTTCAGCGTGTGAACGGTGAACGGCCGATAGTTGGGACCAAATCCTGACCAGCCAATCGCTACCCTCCACATGCGCTGAAAGCGTGAGCGCCGCACCTTGATACGCGCCACACGCTGGGCAATCGAAACGTCCTGCACCCACGAGAAATCGTGGTTCAGGATCCGCTGGCCGCCATCCTCTGTTACGGCGGATGCCTCGGCGACGTCCGGATAGCCGATGGCGCGATAACCTTCTGTTGGCTCGATGTACCGGCCCCGAGCAGTGTTGTAGAGCCCTTCGATACCACCGGCGCTGTGCGTGACGGGGTAACCAGCGAGCAGATTGCTGTCGGTGATTGTCGTCAGGGCCGACAGATCATCATGCGGTATCCAGATGCGATAGACGCCCCCGGATTTCGAGAGCTTGCCGCCGGTCTCGGCCTCCCACCGTTGCGCGAAGTCCTCGAAGGACCCGTTGAGCATGAACATGCCACCGAGGCGCGATCGCGGGATGCCGTCGACGGTTTCGTCTGCGACGGCCGCCATCGCTCTGAAGTTCGCCGAGTCGTAGTCCGCTTCGGCGATACCGCGACCCCAGACAAGCGCGCCATCAGCGTACTCTCCGATCAGGAACCGCAGCATGACCAGAACCGAGTTGCCGTTGTTGAAGCTCCAGGAGCTCGGCGTGCCGAAGTCCTGCGAGCCGCTGCCGCCGGCGCCGGTGTCGAGCCGCGGGTCGTAGAGCCACGCCGCCTCGACAACGACATCGAGCTTCGTCGGAACGGCCGCAAACTTTTCCTTGAAGCCGTCGTCGTCGATATTCCAGACGATGGCGCTGTGCGCCACACCCTCGAAGATCGCCGTCGACGGCCACGCGTTGTCGTTGAACGGTGCTCCAGAAAGCGCCGCGACCTGAGTCCCGACGGCGCGGAACCACCACAGCATGTCGGCGTGATCCCCAGTGGCAGCGTTGCCGCTGAAGGTCACGAGTTCGGAGCCTTCGTCTGAAGCGATATAGAGCGCTTCGTACGACTCGATGCGGTGCCACGCGTGCGCGAAGACGTCGTGCAGCAGCCGGTCCGGGTCGGTGCCGGTGAGCTCTTCGTACACGACCGCACACTGCACAGTGGTCGTGCCGAACACGTAGCAGCCGAGCGCGTCCGCATCCGCGAACGCGGTACCGCGATCGTTCGCGCCGGTTTCCTCTACCGGCGGGCCGGGCATCGAGCCGATCGACAGCGCCAGAGCACCGATGCTCGCGATCGTCCCGAGCGTCAGGCTACCGGTCAGACCAGTCGTGAAACCCAAAACGCTCGTCGCGCCGAACAGGGTCCCGCCAGCGAGCAAGCCGAAGCCGATTCCAGCGGTCGCGAAGCCGAGGGCCCCGATTCCGATGATGGTCGCGACCTTCTTGAACGACTTGCCCATGCGGTCACCTCACCGCAAAGGCGTGATCGGTAGCATCCGCACGAAGATCAACAAAGCCGCCGTCGCCCAGAAACAGCGCGATCATGCGCGCACCGCTCGTAAAGTATATGCCGCATCCCACGCTAGCCTTGTACGCGATGTCGCCGCGCATGGCGTGCGCGGGATGGATCGGCTGGCCGAGCCGTTTCGTCAGAGCCTCGAGCAGCGTGCCGTCGAGTTCGGCGAGCAGCGCCTCGGCCTCGGACTGCGTCGAGTATCGTCCGCGGTACTCGGCCATCGGATCCTGCCCGCCCGTCAGAATCTGCACCCAGTCCGCGCACCACGGTGCGCAGTGAATGCCGGCGTAGCTGAAGCCCTCGCGCTTGTAGCGCTCCTGCGCGTCGATGATGTACACGTTGAGCGCGCGCTGCCAGCCGTCGATTCTCACGGTCGTAAGGCCGGATGCGTGCGTGGGTTGGGCGTCGAAGGCGGCGGCTGACTGCCGGGTAGCCTCGGATTGGGCGCGCGCGGCCGCGGAGCAGGCGACGGATCAGCGCTCGGCAGGAGCCGCGGCCGACGCGGCGCAACATCTCCGGCGCCGGCGATCGTGCCGCGCACGAGGTCGTTGATGAACGTGGACGCCGTGTCGTCCGGATAGAACCGTTGATGATCAGCCCACCGAACCGGCGCGTTGTACGCCTTCTGAGTGTCTTGGTCGCACGTGACCGCGATCGTCGCGGGCTGCCCGGGCTGCCGATTCGTCTCAGCATGCACCATCACGCCGGTGAATAACGAATCGAACTCGGGCAGCGCGGCGGACTCGGCTTCGTTCAGGAAGAACAGCCAGAAGCGCGCGCGCCGCCCGAGGTACGCCCGCCGGTCAGCGACGATCTGCTGAACGATTTCTTCATCATCCATCTCGCCGGCGGCGAAAGTAACGGTCACTGGTCCGCCCAAGCCCTGGTCCTGCGCGAAAGCGGTGATGTGTAGGGCGCCCCCTGTCGACGTGAAGGTGTCGCCGTCGAGGTCCGGGTCGCCGGTACCGGAGGGGGCGAACGTGCCGGGCCCGGTCCAGCCGCGAACCGGATCTGAGGCGAAGTCCAGGAAGCCCACGAGCGCCGGCCTCACGATCGCAGCCGCGAGGACGTCGGCTAGCGCCATTACGGGTAGACCTGCTCGATGGATTCCACGGGGAATTGTGCGAAGTCTTGGGAATCACTCGCAGTCTTGTGCAGAGGCCGGGTGAACGCGAATTGCGCGGTCGGTGAGAAAATCTGCACGACGGCATTGTCCGCCGGCGCCTGCCTTATCGGTTTGGTGAACGTCAATGTAACAACGCCAGAGCCGTTCGAAGTGGCAGCAGCCGCGAGCTTGAACAGCTGTGCATTCGTGTTGCCACGCGGAGAGGTCACGTCGAAGCTTGCGTAATCGCCAGCCTTGGCGATGGCCGTGCTCGCATCCACGCCGTCGCAGACGAGCGACGTCCCGAGTTGGCTTCCGCCCTGCACCAGCGGGGTCGCTCCGATGTAGGCGGTGCTCGGGCCTCGGTAGTCTGGAGGGACAAACCTGAAGACGTTGGCGAGGTCACTCAACAGGTTTTGCGCGAGCTCCCACTCGCGAAACTCGTCGGACGTCACCGGGAGCGGAATCGTGGTGAACGCTAGCTGCCAGAGACGACTGGGGAACGACGTGATCTGCGCAACACCTGCTGTAGTTCGTTGCGCTGCCTGCTCCCCTTCCATCCCGAACGCGACTTGACTCAGCGGAGCGATGGCGCCGCGGCGCGGCCATTCATGCGCTGCGGCGATAGGGCCGCGGTTGATCATTCCGCGCCTAATCTGAATAACACCGGTGCCTCCCGACACGCGCGCGTACAAGATGACTTGCGTCGCGTTCACCGGAACGGGGATGTTGGCAATATTCTGCTCGACGAAACCGGTCGGCGTTGCGACGTCCGTCCCTTCATGGTTGGCGATTCCGCCGCCAGCGGCATCGAGAAACGTCAATCGCAACCGGACCTGCTGCCCGGCGCTAGCGTCATAAGCGACCTGCCCGCGAGCGGAGATCAAATCTCCGGCAACCAACCCCACATTCGCAAGCTGAATGCGGCAGATGTCGTCGCCGTTTGCTCCGACTCCGTCCGCCTCGCCGAACTCGCATGCCGTCCCCGAAGACCACGTGCCGCTTCTCGCGGCGACGATTCCTGCCGACACGTGACGGAACAGATTGTGCGACTCCCTGCGCGGCGTCGGCAGCAGGATCGTGCTCATGCAATAGAGGGCCTGCCGTACGCTCGGAACATCTCATCGGTGTACTGACGAGATGCATCGTAGGCCGCCAACCCTCCGCGATAGGCGGCCGCTTCAACGGCTGCGGGATCGGTTGCCCAGCGCGCGTCGACGTAGATGTTGGTCCCGGACGTTCCTCCGCCAGCAGTCTTCGACACGGGAACCATGCTGCCCGACACACCCGGCCAGAACAGTTCTGGCTTCCCTTCGTTGATCAGGTAGCCCTTGCCGCGTTGCATCGGGCCACCGGTCGCGCGCTTGCCACCGAACATGCCCGAGAAGAAACCCACGAAGCCCTTGCCAGAGCCGAGGCTGCTGAAGAACCCTGTCAAGCCTTTCACAACCGCGCTCGCGGCGAGCTCAGCGGCCATGTCCTTCAGGAGGTCGCTGAAGTTCGTGGAGATGCCACGGAACGAGCGAGCGAGCGCCGACTGCAGGCCGCTGCCTAGCGTCTGCCATAGCTCGTCCTGGCGCTTGGCGGTTTCAGTCAATCCTTCGATGTAGCGGCGGTTCGCCTCAACGGCCTCGTTGAACGCCGGGGTAAGCTTTCTTAAATCGTCCGGCATCTTCGTCAACGCGACAGAGATCTCCTTCAGCTCCGTGTTGGCAACGGCGCTGGCGAAATCCGGCATCGATCGCATCCCCGCCGGCTGGCCGATCATCTGCCCGCGCTTGATCCAGCTCGGAAGAGCGATGTCATCCTCGAGCCCTTCAGTGCTCTCAAACGGCCGCCCGTCAGGTCGAAATATGCCCAGAGCCCTGGACGAGGCCGGGATGAACGGAGTGTTGATGAGCCGGTCGTATTCCCGCGCTTCCATATCTCGCGCTTGTGAGAGACGAAACGCTCCCGCGCCGACGGCGCCGAGCGGTCCACCAAAGCCGGCACCGAGCGCGATGAAGCGCCGATTCGCGCTTCTGCGATCCGCTCCGTCCTGCGGATCAACGATCCCGGCGACCTCACTCACTTCATACGCCGCGGCGATCGTAACCGACTTCGCCCAATTGCCGGCCGCGGATGCGATGCGGTCCCAAGCGTCCGCGAGCTCGTCCGCCTTACGGACCGTGTCGTCGGACAAAATCCCCTGCGCTGCGTCGGCGGCCCGGTTGATCGACTCGGCTCCGCGGCCGAGCGTGTCCTGTAACTTCGAGCCGGCCTCTCGTCCGAACAGCTGAGCCGCGATCGCCGCCCGCTCCGCTGAGTTCCCTATGTTCCCGAACGCCGCCGCGATCGCGTCGTACGCTTGCTCCGCTGTACGAATCTCGCCGCTCGCGATGCGCTGCGAGATGCCTAGTCGTGTAAACGCTTTTTCCGCCGGACCGGCACCAGTCGTGATGAACTGCCCGAGGCGTGTGTTCAACGTCCGCATCGCGGCGTCGAACTCCTGAGTGCTCACGCCATTCTGCCGAAACACGAACGAGAGGCGCTGGAAGCGCTCCGCGCCGAAGCCAGCCGCGCGGGCGGTCTCCCCGATCGCGTCAGCTGCCTGGACGGCGCCAGTGACGAAGCTCTTGATCCCACTAACGGCGAAACCGACGCCAAAAAGCCCCATCACGGAGCGAATCTGCGCGCCGGCTTTCTTGAAGGAGTCGGCAAACCCTGCGGCCCGACGCTCGGTGTTGCGCGCAAAACTGTCGACTGCTGCGCCGCCCTTCGCGAGCTCGCGACGCAGCAGCTCCGTACTCGCGTCGATTTGTACCAGCAAGCTATCTAGGGTCGCCATTCACTCGTCCTGTACTTCAAAGAGGGCCATGAACTCGTGCGGAGTGCAGCGCCAGAACGCGTCCGGGGTCCAATGGAGCGCGTTGCAGACTTCGCCCATCAGCTTGCGGTAGGGGATCCGCTCGTCGCCGCTGCTGCTGCGGCTGCCGCTTTTTTTCTTGCGTTCGGATTCGTGCCGCCGGTCACCATGTTGGCGAGAACCTCGCCGATCGCCATCACCAGCTGATCGTTGAGCCCCTCGGCGTAGAGCAGTTCACCGACTTTGTCTGTGCCGAAGCCAGTCAGCATGGGGTCATTTCGATCGCGCCCCGCGGCCCTGATGCACTCGGTCACGACGATCGCGAGTTCCCGGAAAGTCGGCAGACCGCTGCCGCCTCCCACCACGCGCTGCACAAGAGACGACACCGCTCCGAGCTGGCTTTCGATGGCATTAGCCGCGGCGAAGGTCGGCAGCATCGGAACGACCCTGCCGTCGAGCGTCAGACCGACCTCGCCGCGATCGGCGTTGATTGCGTAGTCGCTCATCAGTTCAGCAGGTCCGTCGTCGGCGCGGACGCGCAAGTCAGCTGGAACGAGAACGTTGCGTTCTCGACGTCGGGTGCGTCATCGCTGAAGTTAGATACGAACATGCTGCTAGCGAAGATGACGTCGCCGCCCGCGAACGGATCCTTGCGGATCTGCCAGTTCGCTGCGACCTGCGGATAGACCTTCTGCAGGGCGTACACGCGCTCGAGCCCGCCGGCATCGGGCAAGTCTTTCTTCCCGTTGACCGTGATGACTAGCGTCTTTCGGCCAGGCGACTGAGTGGAGAATTGCCCCGTGCCTTTCGACGATGTGTCGATGAGGTTGGTCGAACCATCGCGGCTGAAGCTGACCTCGCCACCGACTGGATTGAAAGTGCCGCTACCGTTGTCAACGTACAGCCGGTACTCGTGACCGAGTTTCTTTGCCATGTGCTGCTCCTAGGGTTTACGAGACCGCGCCCGCGGCCTGGACGCCGCTAACATTGTTGCTCGCGAGCTTGATGTTCGCCGTCGTCAGCCCAATACCGACGCCGGTGATGAACTCGGTGCCTGCGATGTCGTCGACGGGGATGATGCCGCCCGCCGTGCCGAGCACGTACGGCTTACCGACGGCGACCGTGCCACCGATGTTCACCGTGCCGCCGGGTTTCAGGATTTGAATCGGCTGGCCGACACCGCCACCGTTCAGCGCGACGCCCACGTGTTGGGCGCCGACGCCAGAACCTGCCGATGTCGCGTTCGTAGCGACCTGCACGGCGCCGTTGCCGTCCACATAGACGTACTGGCCGGCAGTGATTGCAACACCCGCTGGGAACGTGACGACCTCGCCGTCGACGCGCAGAACGTTCGCAGCGGTGACCGAAATTGCAGCCATGGCTGACTCCTATGTTTGGATCCGAAAACGCATGACGCCGCGAGGCCCGTCCGGCTCGCGGAAAAAATCTGAGAACTCAAACTCGGGGATGACACGCTGCGTTCCGGCCGGGTAGAGAGTCTTCCGATGCAACGCGTCTTTGATCTTCCTGGCGGTCTGCTTGACCTCGAGGAACCCGCGATGCGTCGAAAAGATGTTTACCTCAACGAGCTCGTTCTGCCCGCTCGCCGCTTTGGTCGTGTCCGGTGTCGAGGAACCTTCGCCGATCTGCACGTACAGCGGCGCCGTGTTCTGCGGCACGTTGTCGTAGACCGGCGTCGGAGCAAGCGCCGCCGTGAGCGCCGCGAGCACGACGTCCTGAACCGGAAGACTCGACTCAGTCATCGGACATCGGCTGGGCGGCGACGCCGTGGAGCGCTTTTATCGTCGCTTCCTTCACAGCTGACCTCGCTGCTTCTCGTCGAGATGCCCACGCTGGGTAGATGAATGGCACCTTGATGAACTTGCCGCCGAAGTGGCGGAACCCGAACTCTAGGTAGCGCACGAAAAAGAACACCTTCATCACGCGCTTCCCGATGAACCCGATCTGGGCGCGCAGCCCGTCCTTCGAGTACCGGACTTCGATCGCGTCGCGCACGCGCGGGCGCGATTTTCCCTCCCAGTCCTCTGGCATGGCGGCCTGCGAGACTGGAGCCCGGTCGCGCATCGCTCCGGCCACGGCTTCCGACTCTGTACGAATCACCTTGCGGAGTTCGTCCTGCACGGCGTCCGGCATGCGCTTCAGCTTTCGGCGCAGGCGGGACGCGCCGATGACGCGCTTCTTAGCCACCGTCGTCTTTTTGGACGATCTCGATGGTTCCGACGCCCATCGTCTTCGCGCCGGCTACGATCAGCCACATGCCGATCAACACGCGCAGCTTCAAGAGCCATATTCTGACTGGCCTGACGGTTACCACCATTGTCACGCCGTCCATGGCTCTGCTGACGTCGACGTTCATGTCGCTACTCCTGCCTCACACTCGAGCGTCCACCACTCGCGCGTGCCTTCGCGATCAGCCGCGGCCCGAATGTTCAGTGTCTTGTCGCGCCACACGACGCGATCGAGCGGCGTCGCTGAGATCCCGAAGCGCACCGTGATCACGTAGGCCTCGACCGTCGATAGTCGGCCCTGCCGCTCTTCCTCACGGCCGCGGACCGATTGAACTTTCGCCCAAACTCCGTTCGTGTAAACGCGATTCCAGGTGACGTTTTGCCCGCCGTGGCTGTCAGGAGTCGTCGTGGCGCGCTCGATGGCGATGCGCTCGCGGAGTTCGCCGATCTGCACTAGAAGTAGACCCGGTACGGCGCGATGAGCGCGTCGACGGCTAGAGGCATGCTGTTCACTGCTTGCCCCACGACGACGGGCTGGCGCTGCTCGTGGAAGTGAGAGATCAGCAGGAGGTTCGCCTGCTTGATCGGCTTCGGAACGCTATCGGGGTCCGTGCCGTAGCCGGCCACGAACCGCACGGTGATCGCGCGCGGCTGGCTGCGGACCGTCGGCCACGACGCGTCGTACGCCTGGTAGACCCTGCCGATAGCGCCGGCGCCGTCGACGACGTACTGGCTCGAGTTGAGCACCTGCGTGGCACCAGCGCCGTCGACGTAAGAGATAGACGTCACGGACGACAGCGGCGCGCGCGGCAGCTCGATCATCCGGACGTGCCTGCCGTACTCGATATCGAGGATCCACGGCCAGTCGTAGTCGATCGTGTGGTCCCACACCGTCGACAGGAACGACCGGCCGCAGATGCCCTCGAGATGCGCGCGCGCGGCCGCGATGTATCCGACGATCTGCTCGTCCTGCTCGTCGATGTCGACGTGCAGGTGCCCCTTGGCCTCCTCGAGCGAGACGAGCTCGGCGTCGGCGGCCGTAAACAGAGCGAGCCCCATAAGGGAAACGGGGGCCCCGAAGCGGGGCGCCCCGAAAGCGTGCTAGGGCGTGACGGTGACGGTCGCAGCGTCGATGAGCGAGGCCGGCGCGAAGCGGAGCTCCGTCCCGATCACGAACATCGACACTGTGCCGCCCGTGGCACCGCCGGTCACGATGCGGCCCGCGACGAACGAGAATCCGCCCTCGATGTCGAGGTCGTTCGCATCGACCGAGATGACGTGCGCCGTGTTGTCGTTGCCGCCAGCGCTCGCGGCAAGCTGCGTTGCCGCCTTGAGCGCTTTCGCGCCGGTGCCGGAGCCGTCCTGCGCCTGATAGAGCGCGATGTCGATCGTCTCCGACGCCATGTCGCCCAAGCGGGCCAGCAAGTTGATTCGACCGCTGTGCTTCGCGCTGGCCCAGGCCGTCAGAAGCGGCGTCGAGTTCGCGGTTCCGGTCGTGTGCGCGAGGACCGCAGCGTTTTCTGCAAGAGATTCCATGATCAGTCTCCTTGAGTGGTTGAAGGCCTGGCTGCTACGCGCGGGTCTCGAGCGTCACGAACGGCGACAGCGTGTTGCTGCCGTTCTTCGGCGAGATCGCTGCCGACCACCAGGGCTGACCGCCCATGCGGAACACGAAGCGGAACGCCGTGATGCTGTAGTCGAAGAACAGGTGGATGGACGCGTCGGCCTTGATGCCCTGGGATTTCGTCACTGCCGCGTACTGCCCGAGAGCGGCGAAAGTGATGTCGCCGACGGTTCCGAGCGTGGAGCACGACTGCACCGGGACGATCGGCCGGCCGAGGAGTGTTCCGTGCGGTGCCTGGGCGAGCCCGCCCGGGGGCACGAACACTGGAACGCCGCCGACGTTCTCCGTGCCCGCGACGTTCTTGATCGGGATGTTCAGCGCCATCAGCTGCGGGTACGTGTCCTGATTGATGAGCCATATCGCCGATGACAGCCAGGGCGCGTACATGCGCGAGTACATCTTGATCACGTTCGCGCCGAGGATCGTGGCCGCGGCCTGTGAGACTTCCTTGGTCTGCGTGACCAAGCAGCCCGAGTTCAGAATGCCGAGCGGCATGCCCGCGCCATTGCCGCGCACGATCGCGTCCGAGACCTTGAACTGCATGACCTCGGGCGCCTTGCGCTGCACGTAGCGCCCCATCGACGGCGCGTCCTCGAGCTGCTCATCGGTGACGGGTACGAGCGCCGTGAGCTTGTTCAGCTTGATCGTGGTCTGCTCGAGCGCCGGCTTCTTCTGCGTGTACGCGCTCGCCTCGCCGTCCCAGTACGCTTGGATACCGGTCGTGCCCCAAGGCGTCGTTTCGTCCTTCGGGACAACGAGCGAGTTGCTCGGAGTGTCGTTCTGGTCGCAGCGCGCGATCAGCTGATCGTCGCCCGTGACCTTCGACATGATCTCGGTCCGGTACGCCGGTGGGACCGCGAAACCGCCGTCGGCGCCGATGCCCTCGTTACCGTACGACGTCGGCGCGTTGACGAGGCGATCATCGACCCTGCCGCCGCTCGGATGACAGGCATCCTTGACCGCGACGACGAAGTCGCCGAACTGTTGCCAGCCCCAGCGCGCGCGTCCCGCGGCCGTCGAACGCGCCGCGTCGACCCGGCTCACCTCGACGACGCTGCCGTCGTCGTTGTCCACGATCACCGGGTTCGGCGCCGCGCGACGCCCCGCCGACGCGGTCGTGCGCTCGGTGATCGCCTGGAGGCGCGTGCGCCGCTCGATGTCCTTCTCGGTCTTCTCGAACTCCGCGAAGACGCCCTCGAGCTTCTCCTGCTCCTCCTTCGTCAGGTCGCGCTTCTCGTTGTCCGCGGTGTTTTGAATCGTCGTCGCCTCGGTTTGAAGTTCGGCGAGACGAGCCTTCAGCTCTTCGATGGTCATGGAACCCTCCTTGGGGTCGTAGAAACAAAAAGGCCGCCCGGGGGGCGGCCTCTGGAGAGCGGGTGCGCTCTCGCCTACTGCGGATTGCCTCCGCAGATCCGTTGCACCTTGCTCGCGTTGGCGGCGAGCTTGGCGCGGAAGATATTCGCGTTGGGTGTCGGTGGGCCTGCGGCCGCGTGCAGGTGCTTCGGTGCGTTGCGATAACGCGAGAGGTCGAAGCACGCCGCTAGCTCGAGCTCGTCCGTGATCTCGTCGACGAACCCCTCCTCCTTGGCACGCGAGGCGCTCATCCAAGTCTCGGCGCGCATCAGCTCCGCGAGGTGCTCGCGATCGCCGCCGGTCTTCGCGACGTACATGTCGAGGATCTGCTCCTCCGCGAGCTCGAGGCGCTCGACCGCGATCCGCATGTCCTCGACGGTGCCAAACATGCCGGTCATCGGCTGGTGGATCATGAATGTGCCGTTGTCCGCGATCCGGATCTCGTCGGCCGCCATCGCCACGACGGTCGCAATCGACCCGCACAGACCGTCGATGTCCACCTCGACGCGGGCGGGATGCCGCTTGAGGATGTTGTGAATCGTGATCCCGTCGTACACATCACCGCCCGGTGAGTTGATCCGCACGTTGATGAGGTCGATCTTTCCGGCGGCCTTCAGGTCGTTCGCGATCTGCTGCGGCGTGACGCCGGCCATCCAGCCGCCGATGTAGTCGTAGATGTAGACCTCGAGCGTCTTGCCGGCGGCACGGATCCGGTAGTTCATTGCTGGCTCCTTGCGAGATTGACCATCCGCAGCGCGCGGGCGACGGCCTCCGGGCTCGGCGGACCATCCCCTTCGTCGTCCTCGACCGGGTCGCCCGGCTGCGGCGTCACTTTCGGCTGCTTGCCAGCCTTCACGGTCTGGCGCGTGACCATCTGCGCTTGCATGACGTAGATCTTCCCGAGCCCGCCGGGCAGCGGGTTCATGTCCTCAAGCGCGCGGATCTCGTCTGCATTGAGCCACCCGTTGCGGTGGCCGATCTCGTAGGCCTCGTTACGAGACTTCAGGTCGCCGCGGAGCAACGCGGCCATGTTCAGTTTGGTATAGAGCACGCCGCGATTGATGCGGCCGAACAGTTTCAGGTCGGCTTCCTGCTCCATCTGCGTCACAACCGGCTGCACGGCGTCGGACACGAACTCGAGCTCCTGGTGCTCGATGTTGTTCCACGTCGCGCGATCGAGGGCGAAGACCTTGTGCGGCGGAACGCCGAACCACTGGCAGATCTCGATCGGCTGGAACTTCCGCGACTCGAGGAACTGCGCTTCGTCCGGCGGGATGGCCATCCGCTCGGGCACCATGCCCTCTTCCGCCACCAGCCACCGGCCGGCGTTCTTGCCGGACGACGCCCGAGTCCAGGACTGTTCGAGATTCTTCTTCGCTTCGGGCGACAGCAATTTCGGGTGCTTCAGCACCCCGCCGGGGTTAGCACCGTTACCGAAGAACGACGCCGCGAACGAGTTCATCGCGAGACCGGCGCCGATCGACTCCTCCGCCATCCGGATCGGCGAGTAGCCGAGGATGCCGTCGAAGCCCAGGCCGCGGACGTGCAGCATGTCGGCGGCCGGTATGATTGCCGGCTCGCGCCCCTCTTGCGCCACCCGATACATGAGCGCACCGCTCTCGAAGCGGAACGGCGTCACCCGGTTAGGCGTGATCGGCCAGAGCCACTTCGGGCGCGCCGCGGCGTCGCGCTCGATTTCGCAATAACCGTTGCCCCAGCTCAAGACGTGCGACGTCACGAGGTGCTTGAAGACGTACGGCGACATCTCCGGATTCGGCTGGTTATGCAGCACCCAGCGGATGTCGCTCCCGAGCTGCTCCTTGCGCCCCGTCTTCGTGCGCTCGAACACTGACCACGGCAAGATCGCGATCGCTTTCGACGTGACGTCGATGCAACGCCAGACGGTCGCGTACTTGAGTGCCGTGTCCTCGTCGACGTGAACCCCGGAGCGCGTACGAAATGCGATCGGCGCGCGCTCGCCAGTCGGCTGCTGCTGCAGCACGCGAGCGACGAGCCGCTGAAACCAGTTCACTTGCCCTTGTTCCGCTTGGTCTCGGGCTGAGCGGTAGCCGTCGGCTCGGCCGCCGGCGGGGTCGGTGGCAGTTTCAGTTGAAGCAGGACCTGGCTCAATTCGGCGTGGGTCGCCGCGAGTTTCTCGCCGGCGGCGGTCGCTTCATCAAGTTGCGCCTTGAGGGACTTCTGTGCGTCGCGGTTGGTGACGAGCGTGGTCTCGATGATGGCGAGCTGACCTCGCAGGAGTTCGATGGCGTGTTTCATGGCCCGGAAGCCCTCCTCATGTTTGAACGACAACGATGCCGCGCTGTTCGTACACCGACCGAGCGGTCGCCCCTTCGGCGATCGCGTGGTTGCGCGCTTCCCACGACAGCACTGCGGCCATCGCGAGGTCGATTTTGAACGGCGAGTCGGGGCGCTCTTTCCGGATCAGCCACAGCTTCGTACCCTGCTCGTCGCGCTGAATGAGATCCTGCCGGCGAGCGTTCGCGAGGTGCCGGTCGAGATCCCTGTCGCCGGCGTGGCTCAACGTCTTCTGCGCGATCGCGACGTGATACGCGAGCAGCGCGTGCGCCATCTGCGAGCGGCGGTTCGTCCACCATTTGACGACGCGCTCCTCACCATACTTTCCGATCCACGCATCGACCTGGTCTTCCCAGTACGGCGGATCTGCGTACATGCGCCAGACGGTGAAGCGCGAGAACAGGTCGTCGATGACGTCGATGACCTCCTGCTTTGGCACCATCCACTCGTCGACGACGTTGTACGGCCGCTCCCAGAGACCCGCCTTCCACTGATAGCCGGTCTCGACATGGGTGGCTACCACGCCGGTCGAGTCGAACGTGAGCGCGCCGTCGAAGCCGATCGTGATGAGGTCGCCGTCCCTCACCGGCGCCGTCGACCTCGCGAGGATCTTCCACTTCTCCGGATCGAAGGCCTGGCGCGAGGCCTGCACGAGTCGGTTGCAGTAGACGCGCTCCCAGTAGGCGAGATCAGTCGTCGGATCGCGCCACAGCTGGACGATCGAGTCGATGTCACGCCAGCTCGCCGCCGGCCCGGAGGCCTCGATCACCGCGGCGCGCGCGCCCTCTTCCGTTTTCAGGTCGTGCTTGTCGCTCGCCTGCCGGTGGAAGAAAAACAGTCGATCGTCTTTGAGCTTGCCGCTGGCGATCGCGCGCGCGTAGTCCATCGTCGCCTCGGCGATGGATCCGGTCCCTGGCTCCGGCGCCGTCGTGATCTCTAGCGTCCACGCGTCGGCGAGCTTCCGCTTCGCGATGTTGGCAAGCATCGTCTGATGCGCCCTCAGCAGTCGCGGCAGCGTCCACCAGTGCGTCTCGTCGGCGATCGCGAACGTCGTTCGCGCACCGTCGCGAGCGCTCGGCGCCGTCGCGAGCGAGACGGCTTTCCCATCGCCGCCGGCGCGCATGATCCTCTCGAGCCCGATGTCGAAGTCCTCGCGGACCTCGCTCTCCTCGAGGATGCACTTCAGCGCGCCGTACGCGAGCTCGTCGCTCTGCTCCTCCGTGTAGGCAACGAGCGCGATATAGGGATCCGTGACGGGGCCGCCGATCGGCGTCTCGCCTTCCCACCCCACCGTGCGCACCGGCGCGCCCGGGTGGAGCTCGGCCGCGGCGATCCACGCTGCGAGCTCGGTCTTCGCGAGCCCCTTCGCCACCGAGATCCCGACGCGCTTGAAACGGCGCCGGCCGGCCCACTCGTGTAAACGCGGATAGACCTCGTACATGCGCCAGATGAGGCCGCGCTTCTCGTCGTCGAGGCGGGCTGGCTGACCGCGAAGATCGCCCGGGCCGAACACGAGGTTCGCCTCGATCCAATCGCAGACCCGGCCGCCCAGGCTCGGCCAGAACGCGTCGCCGTCGTCAGGGACGGTGAGAACGGTCACGGCTACTTCACCGCGACGAGCTTCCTACGCGGGTCCTCGCTCGCGGGCGGCGTGGCCGGTGTCTGCCCGGCCGGCGTCTGGTCCGCAGCGCGCTTGAGCTGCCATTGGAGCCGGCGCCGCGACATGGGGTCCAGACCGAACCGCGCGCCCCACAGGCGGATCTCCGAACGGAGCGCGGCCGACGGCTTGAGGAGGACCTCCTCCTTCATCTTCGCCAGCTCGAGCAGGTCGTGGATGTCGGCCGTTGTCCACTCGCGCGCCATGGGCGACGCCCAGATGTCCCGCCACCAACGACGGACCTCCCGCGACCACGGGATCGGGTGGCCGAGCTTGTCGCGACGCTTCCGCAGAGTCGGCGCCTTGCCGTCGGCGAGCGGACTCGTGTCGATCAGGTCGGCCGCCGTGACCTCCTTGTTACGGCGCTGACGGATGTTCGGCGGTTTTGGAGCCGGTCCAGGCATACCATCTCACTCTCGGGAGTTTATTCCGTGCGAGATAACATCGAAAAAATGCGAAAAAGTCGGGATCCCGTACGCCCTTTTTTCAGGG